GCTGGGCCTTCAGGGCCTTCCGGACCGGTTAAACCCTGAGGACCAGTGTCACCCGTAGGACCCGCAGGACCAATCTCACCCTGCGGACCCGTGGCACCTGCTGGACCTTCAGGGCCCGTTAAACCGGTTTCACCTTGGATGCCCTGAATACCTTGCTCACCCTGTGGACCTGTCGCACCAGTAGAACCAGTTGGACCCTCAACTCCTTGCGGTCCAGGATCACCTTGCGGACCAGCAGGACCAGCAGGCCCAGTCTCACCCTGAGGACCAGGAACCGTAGAAGCTGCACCCTCCGGACCCTGTGGCCCTGTCGCACCCGTAGCACCGGCGGGACCAATATCACCAGTGTCACCCTTAGGACCCTGCGGTCCGGCATCACCCTGCAATCCTTGCGGACCAGTTAAACCCTGAGGGCCCTCCTCACCAGTTGGTCCTTGAACTCCCTGAGGCCCTTGAGCACCTTGCGGACCCGGAGGCCCCTGAGCTCCCTGCGGACCAACCTCCGAAGCAACAGAAACAACACTTTCAATAATGTCAGGGACCACAACAGTCTCAACACCTGAAGGGCTGACAACCTGAATCACATTGTCAACAGTGGTGACATTCACCTCAGTCATCTAGTGACCTCAGGGTAAATGAAGAAGTTGCCCTCAACCAGCCGAGTAACAACCCCATTAGAAGACTGAAGCTCCAGGTCGTAAATGAACTGAGTGCTAGGCGTGCCATCCAAAGCCGCAGTATCCTCAGCGTCAATCAGCAAATCAATAGTTCCCGCAGTTCCACCCAAAGCAATACCTGTGCCAGACACAAGAGACACAATCGCGTTAGGACTGTCATAGGATTCCCGCACCTGCATGCGAGCACTGTAATTAGTGAGATCTACAGCGGAACCTCCTGCACTCCAAGTAAGCGAGTAATCAAAGGTTGCGCCCTGATAGCACTTCAAATCTAATCTTCCGGGGTTCTGCACAGTATCTCCTTAGGTCTCTATCTATTCTAAGCGCTCGCAAACACTGGGCCGGAGGAACGCTCATAGCGCTTTATAGCCGAGACGATGGCCTCCCCAAGCTGTGCCCCGTTCCCAACTCCCATCCCAGCATTCACCGTGATGTTGATTGTGGACCCCCCAAGGTTTTTGTTAGCAGTAATACTGCCACCACCCGAAGCAGGCGTAAAAATCTCCGGACCCATCTCACCCACCAGATACGACCCGCCACCAGCAACAGGCCCACCGCCAGCCCTACGCCCCTTCAAAGGAACATCAGTGGCTGGGCTCCCAATATCAAAGCCCGAGTTAGTGAGGCGCTCATAAGCCCTCCTAACCGCATCCAAAGTGTCAGCAATAGCCTTCAACGCATCCTTCACTCTTCTCATCGGGTTCAGCTGTCTCTCCAAGAAGTCAACAATAAATGGTGTGTCTTCACCCCAAGTACCAAACCCGGTAACCGCTTCATCAATAAAGAAAGAAATGTCATCAATGATTGAAGCCATGTCCCTCAAAGAAGGAAGGATTTTTTCTACAGCGTCAAGGAGAAGTGGTACAGCTGTTCCCGCCATGTCTAAAAGCTGTGTGACGGTCTTCTCAATGTCAGGCCACATCTCAGCAAACTTTGTTGCAATGTTAGCGAGCGCTTCACTGGTGATGAACTTATTGACCGCTTCGAAAATCTTGATGAAGCCCTCTTCAATGGCTGGCCCGTTCTGCTCCATCCACTTCTGGAACGTATCCAGGTGAGGGGAAATACCCTCAATGATTGCTAAACCAATCTCAAGCAGACTGTCTCTAGCGGTAGCCATGGCCACATCAAACTTGAACTGTGCTGTCTCAGCAGTGATCCCCATAGCTTCATCAAGGATGCCGATGCCGTCAGTCATCTGAGCAATGATGTCTGTGTTTACAGCAACGTTCTCACCGGTCAAAGACAGGACCGCGCTCAAGCCTTCAATGGAACCGATTACCCTGGTGAAGTCTTCCTCATTATCACCGAAAGCTTCGCGCAGTTTGATCATTGTTGAGAGGAAACCATCGCGCTCAATACTGTCAGCGACCTCATCGCTAGTAAGCCCGTACTGCTCCATGATCTTCTTGGCTTCTTGCGTTGGCTTGATGAAAGCCTGCATCGCACCGCGCACACCAGTGACTGCTTCAGAAGCGTTCAAACCACCCCGAGTGAGCCCGGCAATCAGACCGGTGGTCTCCTGAAACGTAATACCAAGCTCATTGGCGATAGGGATAACCCGACCCAAAGAACCAGCCAACTCCTCTGGTGCGAACTGACCAAGCCTCACAGCCTCAGCAAGAGCATCCACAGCCTCAGTACCAGACAACACTGACGGCCCATAAGTGTTCATCGCAGCCGTAGCAGCATTAGCCAAAGCGTTCATGTCACCCAGGCCAATAGCGGCACCCTTGAGCGAAGCCTCCAACACATTTATAGCTTCAGAACCACGCAAACCCGAAGACGTAATAAAGAACAAAGCATCCGCAGCCTCATTGCCAGACTTACCAAACTGAGGTCCAAGCCTCCGCGCCGCCTCCTGCAGTTCATCAATCTCGCTAGTGGTCAGACCCACCAAACCCTGAATGCGGGAAAACGTTGTTTCAAACTGTGAAGCCTCCCGAACAGAAGCAACACCAACCGCAGCAATAGCGGCAGCAGCAACCCTGGCGACATCAACCGCAAAGTTCTGGAAGTTAGCAAGCGCCCTCTGAGCGCCATCCAAACCCTTAGGATCAAACTTAGTAACCAGTGGAATAAAAATAGCCATTACAGACCGCCCCTTATCCTTGCAATCTCTTTAGTGGCATCAGCCATAAACTTCTCAATGGCACGCTTACCTAGGCCCTCAATCTGCGGATAACGCTTCACCGCCGAGTCGTAAGCAAAGTACCCACCACGGCCCCTGATGGGCTTGTAAGCCCGCACAGCGCGATTGAATGCCACACCCTGACCATTCACCCTATGCTGAATCCCAGGGCTCCCATCGCGGTCGTACACCTTTGAGAAACGCGCACCAGGTCTCTTGCTAGATCCTGCAAGTTCCGCATAATCAAAACCAATACCACCACCAGAGCGAGTGCCACCAGTGAACTTCATCGAAAGAATCCTGGAAGCACCACCCTTCGCCCGCCCTGGAGTGAAAGCCACAGAAGACCTCACGGTGCCAGTCCACCGTGTCACACCGTTATGATTCATCCCAGACATAGGCGCAGCAGAAGGCACATCCGCGCCAATAGCTTTAGCCACAGGGTTGATGCTCGCACGCATCTGAGAGCGCAACTGATTCAAAGCCTTACGATCTAAAGTGCGCAGGGTAGCAGTCAGCTGAGATATACCCTCAACACGCATCTGAGTAGACAGCAAGGCAGGCTCCGTTCCTGCCTCTATTCTATCGCTTCTGCTTGCGTGGCCTCTGAGCAGACTTATACTTCGCCTCAACAGCACGCTGAATAGTGAACAGCATCCGCGGAGTCAAACCAGCCAACTCTGTAGGGCTGATGCCGGTTTCCACAGCAAGCTGAGCAATAACCCAATGCGCTGAAGAATCACCCAGCCCAATTATTTTTTTGGGTCAGCAGCCTCAACAGTAGAAACAGTCTCAACCCACTTCTCAAAAGTAAGTGCGGTAGTTGCTGTGCGCTTCTGCACATGCCAAGCAAGCCACAACAAGTGCGTGATTTTCACACCATGACCGAGCGAAGCAACACTCAAATCAAACTGTGCCTCAAAAGCCACAAGGTCAGCAGCAATACCACTGACCTCTTGGCTGGAACCATCTAGAAAAGTGACAAGTAAGTTAAAGTTCATGCCACCAATACTAGCCTAGATTTACGCTGTACCCCGTGTGATCTGACCGTCAACCGGGAAAGTCAAATCCATGGTTGCCAAATCCCCGACATTACTGCTGAAGGGGGTTGTCTGAACAATCAAGGCGTTGAAGGCGTAGCTCGGATTGGAGCTAGTCACAGAACCACCAGTGGGCTTAATGATGACCGCTACAGTGCCACCAAGATTGCTGAAAATAGTCTGATCAACAGACCCTGCCGCAAAGTCCTGGTGGAACGAGAACGTCACACTGGCATCCTGCAATCCCGAAATGTATCTGCGGGCAGAGTTGCCAAAGCTGGTGGTCTCTAGGCTTTCGCGTGAAATGTCAAGGGTCACAGCGGCAAGGCTGTCGCTGAAGTCTTGGCCCGCAATAGAAATGTTGAACTGAGTAGCCGAAAACTTCGCCACTTTTGTCTCCTTAGTCTGCGTAAACTATGGCTGCAAACTCTGCCGCCAAGTATTGTTGCTCCCCTAATGTTATCGCACCAATGTTAGTCATCTCTTGAAGTTTCACATCGAAAGCGTGACCGCCAAGTGTCCTGTCAGACTCTAAGGCAGTCTTAATTCCACCAGTGCCTGTAGAGCTGTAAACGTTTAGTTTTTGTTGTGCGTTCCTCTCAGCAACCCTGCCAACAATCACAGTGATACTGAAGTTGTAAAGCACTAGACCATTCTGGAAAGCCTGATCATAAGTGACATTGTTCAGCTGTACCACAGCCATCGGAGGATTAGGCTGATCAGGGAGCTCAGCGCTAGTGCGCAAACCAGGGATTGTTGCCAGGTTAGTGGCGATAGCATCCCGAATGTCAGTGATACTCACGCGAGGAACATCCTTCTGAAGGGCATCAGCAACGCTTGAATGTCAGGGTCCACAGCGCCAACCCGCATCACCCCGAGATCTCCGAAGCCCATCACACCTGTAGGAGAGTCATACCGCTTGAACTGTCGCATGGACAGAATGATGGTGGCCTGCTTGACAGCGGTAGGGATAGTAGAGAAACCCCACACCCCCGTAATCTGCACACTAGCCTCATTAGCGTTCACATTCCTTGGCTCATAAATGGGGAACAGGTACTGCCCCACAGCCTTGATCTGTGTGTAAGGGGAGCGGATACCGCCGCTGATTCCGTTGAGCGGGTTGAGCTGGTAATCAGTTCCAGCCCAGGTCACATCAAAAGTGCCGTTGCCGTTGCTGTCAGTCTTCAACGTGGTCAGAGTTTGCAAGTCATCAATGTCCACAGTGAAAGCATCCGTGGGTCGGTAGATCCTTGTAGCTGTTGATTGCGTGAAAACCCGTTCACAGAAACCATCAATCTGTCTTGATGCCGCTTCAATGCTGATCTCTAGCAAGCCATCATCAAAATTGTCTGT